ATGTTGAATGTTGTGATCGTTGCCGCGCTGGCTGCTGGCCCCGCTGCGTCCGTACCGTATGCCGATTGCCTGCTGGGCAATATCCAGCCCGGACTGTCCGATCATGCAGTGCAACTGGTACAGCAGGCGTGTGCCGCAAAGCATCCAGACAGTTTCCTTGCCTCGCTGGAACTGGAACGCACCTACAGCGCCCAGCGGCAGGCGCGGTTCGATGCGGATCGTGCCGCGGCGGAGCGGGCCGCCAACGCCGCAGCCTCTGCCGCACAGGCAGCGGCGGAGCGCGAGACGGCGCGAGCGCAGGGTGCCAAGGCCAAGTAGGAGTTGGCACAAGCAACAAAAAAGGCACCGCTTGGCGGTGCCTTTTTGAATGACCTGGATCATTGATGCAATGGTGGGCCGTGTAGGATTCGAACCTACGACCAAAAGATTAAAAGTCCTGGCCATTTGTTTTAAATATCAATAACCTAAGCCAAAGAAATTTTCCGCACGCTTGGCGTGGAACGCCCGTGGCATCAACGGCCCCAACTGTTTTTTTCCGTTCTGTCACCTGCTCTCAGCCGGGTGCATGCCCTGCTCCGGACTCTCTTTTGTCCAGCTAAACTCAAGCAATTAAGAACAAATCGGAGACGCTGAATGGATGAACTTGCGATCACCATGGCTAAGCTGGCCGGCACTCGCAAAGGCACTGCTGCTGCGCTCGAAGAGCAGGTCAAAGGGATAACAGCGAGAATGGACGTGCGGCAGCACTTCTCGACTGACGACGTCGGACCCTACTTTAGACAAGCACACAGTCAGGTAGAGACTCTTCGAAAGCTGCTGCCATCCCTGTACGGCGATTTTCGAGTTGTCGATGTTGCACCTAAGGGCATAAATTTAAAGACAAAGACCCCAAACGGATTGTTTGCGCGTTGGCAGCTTGAGAGATTGGTACGTACGTTGGATGAGGCCATAGAAATTAGGGCAAACAGCACACCTGCTCCTGCCAGCAAAGCTGCAGCCATGCAGCAGCGCAGACTGTTCCTCAGTCATGGACGATCTCCTGCCTGGCTGGAAGTTCAGGCCTATGTTGAGAGGGACCTTTCAATAAGCACGATGGAGCTAGCCCAAGAGGCAAGCTCCGGAATGACGATCATTGAGAAGCTGGAAACCGTTGCTGAAGCATGCGACGCGGCTGCAATCGTGATGACCGGGGATGATACTGACTCCGCCGGCCAGGCAAGAGCCAGAGAGAACGTGATGCACGAGATCGGCTACTTCCATGGCAAATATGGGAGGCGCCGAGTAGTGCTTTTGCATGAGGAAGGCGTCAGCGTACCTACCAACCTGAGCGGGATCGTCTACATTCCTTTCCCAAAAGGAATGGTAAGCGCGGCATTCGGTGTGCTTGCTCGTGAGCTGAAGGCGATCTACGTCTGATCAATCGAGGCGCCCCAGCACGAGGAACGTTGAGCGCTAGGAAGAGATCAGGCACTCGACCTGTAGTGAACGAACTCCGCGAGAAGCGATGATCGCATTGAACACCTCGATCATGGTGCGCTGTAGGGCGTTCACTTGTAGGCATACATGCTTCGCGACGTCAGCCCTGTCTTGATCTGGCTCCATTGACTCCATTGTTTCCACCGACATCAAGGCCCCGGCCCTCAAGGTAATAATGAGCGACAGTCGGTCGCTCAAGCCGGCATCAAACACGTTCGTGGTCTCGCAAATTCGATCTATTCGCGCTGTATTGAACTGCTTCAAATAGACCAGCAGAGCTGCTTCTGCACCTGGCTTGGCACTTAGAATTCCCAGGCCATTCGAATAGCCGGCTGTCTCGGCATTTCCGTTAATAAATGCACTGATTGAACGAAGCTGCGCTATCTCCAGGCCTAAATCGCCGGCAATTAGCTGCGACAGGCGGGAAGCGTCCGAACGCCTCCGCGACCAGGCTGAGGCACGGTCATAAGCAAATACCCCGGCAGCGAGCAGGGCCGACAATGCTGTACCCGCCGCACTGATGGTGTCTGCCGTCCAGAATGCCGACTGGCTGCTCATCGCCCCCCCCCACTGGCCAAGTTCCGACCTGCGAAGGTATCAGCAAACGGCGACTCTGAAAGACGCGACCTGCCTTCGTCTGTATGGCACGCGCTAACTAGCCCAATCGAAAGGCGGGGAAATGTGCAGCTTGGCCAACCTGTTCGCTCGCACCGCCTCTCGATAGGCCTCGATCTTCGCCACATCCTCGCGCAGGCGGGTCTCGTGCCTGGTCACCCACATCTCAGCGCCGGCGCGGCCCTGCTCGTAACTGCTACACCGGCGGCACGGCCCGCCGGGACCATGCCGGTGCCGGTCGAGACTGGCGATCCAGATCCCATCGTTCACGCGTCGCAGCAGTACGACCACCCACACGCCGCTGCAAGCGATGACCGTGGGGGCATCGCCCGGGAGGCTGGCAGAGCGCGTCGTCCAGTAGAAGTCGGGGGGCAGCGGCATGGCCGGCAGGATACGGCTGGGCGTCGCAAACGCTGCGACAAGGGCGCGGGCTGCAGGCGTGAGCGCGTGCGGCGGCAGGGAGGCTGATGCCCCCCTTACGCGCGATAGAGTGCAATTTTTGAGGTGACCACGGGAAAGAGGTAACAAAGGTAATCAGCCTATCGGATTCGGTCAATTAGCATTTACAATCAATCAGTTACACGATCTTTATGAGGGTAACAATAGGGTAACCTTGGAGTAACCCGATTACCTTTTGGGGAGGTAACATCGGCAGAGTAAAAATTCCTTATGAATCAATGACATTACTTTGTAGGCGGCGCAAAATTACCTCCCATCACCTCAAAAGGTAACCACCTTTATGCCTTTGCAATCAAAGGTTTAGACCCTGTTCGGGGCCGCGTGTTACCTGGTTACCTCCTTCCCGTGGTCACCTGAAAAATCGGGCCTGTCGAGAAGGGCCAGGGAACGCACGCAGAGGGCCTCGCAGGCACCGCCCTCGCGCAGGGAACCGCAGGGCCGGGCATTGGCTGGAAACCCCGGAGAACGCCATACAGGGCCGGGGCTGGGCTTTGCTGCGGGGAGTGCAGAAAAAGCACCCTATGAAGTGCGCAGGCGTGGCGGGGAGACGAGTGCGCGCGCAGGCGTCCCGCCTACGCCCGCCGTACCGAGTGAGGGCTAGGCGTATGGGCGGCGTGAGGCATACTCATCGCACTTCACAGGGGGTAGGGATGATCGAGGTGGATCTTGGAGAGGTCTTGAGCGCTATCGAGTACGCGTGGCGGTGGCTTGGCACCAACTGGCTCGATCTGCTCAAGGCGTTGGCAGCCCCGATCATTGCCGTCGCTGCGCTGCGTGTCTCCCGTCAGCAGGTAGAGATCAACGCGAGCAAGCTGCGCCTGGACCTCTACGACAGGCGGTCAGAGGTCTATGCGGCTGTGAAGAACCTGCTGGGAGAGTTCTGGGCTGACGCCACAGTCAAGCCCGAGGGCTTGGATCGGTTCCGCAAGGGGACCGTGCAAGCTGACTTCCTGTTCAGCGATTCGGTCGGCATCTATCTCGCGCAGATGGATCGGAAGGGGCAGCGGCTCATATCGTGCACCGCCGCACACTTTCGCGGGGATGAGAACCGGCCGGGTCGGCCAACATATCTGCAGGAAATGGAACACCTACAGGAATGGTTCGCGGCGCAGGGGCCAGTAGCCAAAGATATGTTCAAGCCGTTTCTGAGATTGGAGCAGCCTCGCCCTCGAAGCTGGGCGCACCGCATTGCTCGCTCTGTCGGATTCCGCCCACGAAGAAGCCGCCCGTAGGCGGCTTCTAGGATCACGTCGGCGTTGGTTACGCGCTGGCCAGTCTGGATCGCGCCACATCGAAGTAGTGGCCGGTCATCACGCAGCCGCCCCCAGCTCGAAGGGGTTGAAGCGGATCACCTCATCGCCCAGCCATTCGTTCAGCGCGGTAAGCCGCGTCTGCAGGGGTGACAGTTCCATCGCAGTCCACACGGTTGCCGCCTCACGGATCGAGCCAAAGCCACCACTGTTCTGCGGCACAATGCCAAGCAGCTGCGGCGGGGTCCGAAGTGATGCCAGCATGTCATCGCGGGTCACGCTCTTGATGCCGGTGAACTCATCCTTCGCAGCAACCTCGCTGACGGGAATCAGTTTCAGGCCATCCTTGCTGCCCCCCGGCGAGTGCAGAAACAGGTTGCGGAAGTTGCCCGGACCCCGAGATTCGCGCAGTGCGTTTCGGATGCCGTCCACATCGTCTTTCTCGGTCAGGGAGTCGGTCAGGTACAGGATGAAGCCCGCGTGCGAACCGTTGTTGTAATACTTCCGGCGGAACAGCGTCGCCGACTCGTTCAGCAGGGCCGACTGAACAGCCGGCATCCATTCCGGTAGCCCGTAAATCTCCTGGTCAACATCTGCCTCGCGCAGCTGGAACACATCACCGCGAGCAAACTCATGCTCAATCTGACCGGCGCGGATCTGGAAGAATTCGCCTGGCTCCACGCCCCGGCGCACGTACTTGGCCAGCGGTACTGCCAAGGAGTGATTGACACCGGACATAGCGCGGCGGCGCTCGACGTAGGCCATACCGAAGGTGATGTAGTCCAGTGCCAGCTGCGCGAACGCCTCACGGCTCAGCAGCTTGTGGGGCTTGAAGGTGCTCACCAGCATGTTGCGCTTGAACGTCAGTCCGCTGTGCAGATAGGGGTTCGCGCGGGTGGTGCGGGACAGCCCGTGCAGATCCACCGGCGGTTCGAAATAGCGCCCGTTGCGCCAGCATTCGAGGTAGTCGAGGATGCCGCGAGAGTCCAGCACGGGCGTGGGGTCGCCGAAGGTGAACGCCTCAACGCCGGCAGGCGCGGTCACGGTAGTGCCCTGGTCGGGGTCAGTCATCAGCAAATCTCCATGGTGCTGCGCGCAGCGGTGCCGCCTTCCAGCGGTTCATTCTGCAGCGCGTGCATGAGTGCCCACGCCAGATCGGCGTGGCCTGTGGTGCGCGAGCGGCCGGCTGTGTAGGTCACCTGGCGCCCGCTCGGGGTAATGGTTTTCTGGATCGCGAGCAGCGACTGCGTGAGGTCAGTCCAGCCCGCGTCGTATTCCAGACGCTCGTTCTTGATGACATCGAACGCCTTCAACACCAGCCGGGTCTTCACCTCGGGGGAGTAGTTGAAGATCGTTACGCCGGGGAAGAACTGGCGCACCAGCTGGGCCACGCCGGTGCCCATGCCGGTTGCGTCGATGCCGATATAGGTCACCCAATACCGCAGGGTGATCTGCTGAATGAAAGCGGCCTGTGCCGCAAAATCCATGCCCTTGAACTGGTGCCGTTCCAGCACGCGGAACTTGCCACCGGGGACCAGCGGCGGAGCCACCACCACGATGCCGGCGCTATCGCCTGTCTCGGCCGGGTCATACCCGATCCACACCGCGCGGTCGCCGTAGGGGCGAATGGCCAGAGGCTTGAAGTCGTCGGCCCACTCCACCCAGCTATCGACCTGGCACGGTTGCAGCATCGTGAGCGGAAAAATGCTAGCGCTGTCGTCTACGAATTCGCACATCAGCAAGTTGGCGAATTCCTCGGCGCTGTAGTCGCGGCGCAGTTCCTCAATATCGAACAGGTCGCAGCCCCGGCCAGCCGCATCGAGAACAGTCACGATCTGGCGCCACATGGCGTCTTCACAGCGGCGCCCGCCCATCAGCCGCGCGTGGCTCACATCCATCTGGATCTGCTGGGACACCGAACGTCCCTTGTTGAAGCGCTCGCCCGTCCAGAAGTCGAACGCTTCATGCGCCATGGTGGATGGCGTGCTGAAGTACGTCTTGCGCCACTTCTTGTGCATCGCCATGCCGCTGGCGACCTTGTTCAGCTGGTTAAAGCCATGGGTCCAGAAGAATTCGTCGAAGTAGAAATTGCCGTGGTAGCCCTGAGCGGTGCGGGCATTGGTTCCGAGGAAGAACAGCTCGGCACCGTTGGCCAGGGTGATCGGATCGCCAGTCAAATCACGGTCCAGCACCTCACGCACAAAGCCGCGCATGTAGCCCAAGAAGATATGGGCCTGACTCTTTGAAGCGCTGAGAAAAATCTGATTGCGGCCGGTGGTCAGCGCATCGATCAGCGCCTCACGCGCAAAGTAGTAGGTGGCGCCGATCTGGCGGGATTTCAGGATCACCCGCGTGCGTTCGTTGCCCGCCCGGTACCAATCGCGCTGATAGTCGAAACACCCATCCACAAACGCCGTTTGCAGGCGTTCGATCTCTTCCTCGCTGAATTCGTTCTTGCGCGCCTTCTTCTTCGGAGCCGCGTTGCGGTTGGCCACCGCCGGATTCAGGTCGGCCTCATTCCCGCCCCCCTGGTAGCGCTGGATGCGGGCCTGACGCTCAAGCTGGCGGTGCAGCAGGTCGATTTCTTTGAAGTCGCCGCCGGTCTTCCCCTCCTTGTGAATCAGGATCGCCAAGCGTGCTTCCAGCGCGCCGCCAATTCGCTCCACGGCGTCGGCGCGATCCCATTCGTCGCGCGCCTTCCAGCTGTGGATCGTCTTCTCTTTCTCGCCGATCAGGCTGGCGATATCGCACACGCGCCAGCCCATCCAGTACAGGAACTTGGCTTGGCGTCGTGGATCGACGTGGAGTTTTTCGGCTACGCTGGTCACGTGAACAGGTTGCCCGTCGCCACGCGCGCGCGACACGGAAAACCCCCGTAATACAGGCGCTTACACGCTCCACGCGTTGCTGCAACTTCGCCCTCATTCGACCATGGGTCATCGCATCGAGAACCGATGCGCACTGACACCAGCAGAGGGTGAAATGGCCGGTAAGACCGACAAAAAGAAGCTGCGTTCCAAGTTCTTCCGCGTCGCCGTCGAGGGCGCAACCACCGACGGCCGTGTGATCGAGCGTCAGCACATCACCGATATGGCGGCGTCCTACGATCCGCAGCTGTACGGCGCCCGCATCTGGGTGGAACACATGCGTAGCCTGATGCCGGACGGCCCGTTCAAGGCTTTCGGCGACGTCCTGGCGGTGAAGGCCGACGAGGTCGAAGTCGGCGGCGTGAAGAAGCTGGCCCTGTTCGCTCAGATCGAGCCGACCGACGCGCTGGTGGCCATGGTCAACAACGACAAGCAGAAGCTCTACACCAGCATCGAGATTGCGCCGAAGTTCGCCGATACCGGCAAGGCGTACCTGCAGGGGCTGGCTGTGACCGACACCCCGGCGAGCCTCGGCACGGAAATGCCGGCCTTCGCCGCACAGCAGGGTGAGAAGAGTCCGCTGGCGGCACGCAAGCAGGCGCCGGACAACCTGTTCACGGCGATGGAAGAGACGGAAATCACGTTCGATGAAGTCAGTCAGCCGGCGGCGCGCCCGAGCAAGATGGCCGTCCTGCTGTCGGGCCTTGGCCTGCTGCCCAAGCCGGAGCCGGAGCCGCAGGAAGACCCCAATGCAGACCTCGGCAAGTTCGCCGATCAGCTGCTGGCCACCTTCACCGCGCAGGAGGATCGCATCGAACAGCTGTCGGCGAAGAACGACGAACTGACGGCGAAGGTGAAGGCCCTGGGCGAGCAGGTGGCCGGCTTCCGCAAGACGCTGGATGACACCCCGCAGACGTTCAGCCAGCGCCCGCCGATTTCCGGCAGTGGCGGCAACGTCGGCAACGCCACCGACTGCTGATTTCTTCCAGCCCCCTACTCACGGAGCAACGCAATGCGTACCGAAACCCGCACACAGTTCAACCAGTTCACCCGCCGCGTGGCGGAACTGAACAACATCGAATCTGCCGCCCTGTCGTTCTCGGTGGAGCCGAGCGTGCAGCAGACCATCGAGCAACGCATCCAGGAGAGCAGCGCATTCCTGTCCGCTATCAACATGCCCGGCGTGATCGACCTCAAGGGCGAGAAGATCGGCGTGGGTGTGAGCGGCACCATCGCCGGCCGCACTGACACCAGCGGCAATGGCAAGCGTGAGCCGGCGGATGTGACCGCACTCGACAAGACCGGCTACGAGTGTGTGCAGACCAACTACGACACTGCCATTCCCTACGCGCGCCTCGACGCGTGGGCGCGTCAGAAGAACTTCCAGACCGTGCTGCGCGACGCGATCATCCAGCGCCAGGCACTGGACCGCATCATGGTCGGCTTTAACGGCACCAGCATTGCACCAACCACCAACAGCGCCACCAACCCGCTGCTGCAGGACGTGAACAAGGGCTGGCTGCAGCAGTACCGCGAGCACGCCGCCAAGCGTGTGCTGGCCAAGGGCAAGGCCGGCGACAAGATCGTGATCGGCGGTACCGACAAGGCAACGCGTGACTACGCCAACCTCGACGCGCTGGTGATGGACCTGGTGTCCAACCTGATCGACCCGTGGCATCAGCAAGATCCGGCGTTGGTCGTCGTGCTCGGCCGCAACCTGGTGCATGACAAGTACTTCCCGATCATCAATCAGGACAACAAGCCCACCGAGCAGCTGGCCGCGGATCTGGTGCTGGGCACCAAGCGCATCGGTGGCCTGCAGCCGGTTGTTGTTCCCTTCATGCCGGCCGACGCTCTGCTGGTCACCTCGCTGGACAACCTGTCCCTCTACTGGCAGATCGACGGCCGTCGCCGCTACATCAAGGAAGAGCCGGAGAAGAACCGCATTGCGAACTTCGAGTCATCCAACGACTGCTACGTGGTAGAAGACTATGGTCGTGGCGCAGTGGTCGAGAACATCAAGGTCGTTGAGCAGGATGAAACTCCGCAGGTCGGGGGCTGAGGTCATGGCCGACAGTCCCGCGAAGCGGCACCTGCAGCGCGTGGAGGCCGAAGAAGCGGCCAAGCGCGCGGCAGGCGGCAATCTGATGGAAGGCACACCGATCTATCAGCAGACGCTGCTGCAGCTGGCCACCGACCGCGCTCGACTGAAACAGATTCAGTCGGGAAAGGCCAAGGGCCAACTCAAGGCCGCGCTGTTGCCGACCTATGACGCCTACATCGAGGGCGTCCTCGCTGCCGATGCGGGTGGCCAGGATGACGTGGTGTCCACGCTGATGCTGTGGAACATCGACGCAGGCTTGTACGAACCAGCGCTGGACATCGCCGCCTACGTGCTGGCGCATGGCCTGACGATGCCCGACCGTTTCGAGCGCACCGCCGGCTGTGTCGTTGCCGAGGAAATCGGCATCGCCGCGCTCAACGCGTTGAAGACGGGTGCGGCGTTCGACCTGGGCGTGCTGAATCGGGCTGTCGAAGTGACCAAAGGCCACGACATGCCCGATCAGGTCCGCGCCCGACTGCTGCTGGCCCGCGCTCGCTGCCTGCTGCCCCCCGGCAGCGAAGAGACACCGCCGAACGCAGAGGACGTTGGTCAGGCGGTCGAGGATCTGCGCGAAGCCATCCGACTGCATGACAGCTGCGGCGGCAAGGAAGACCTCAAGCGCGCCGAGCGTTTGCAGAAGAAGTTCGAGGCCAGTCAGTCCAACGACTGACCTCACACCGAGCGTACCCCGCAACCCCGCCGGCTCGGGGCCGATCACCAAGACCTCTCTCCCTTGGTGTGACGCCCCGACCACCGGCGACCTACGAGGCCACCATGAGCAGCTTTGTTGCCAACGCATCACCCGCCGCCAAGCAACCCAACGTCACCGCCGGCACGTTCTGGCCTGAGATCGACGTGGTTGCGCTGCGTGAGGCGATCCGTGTCCCCGGCGACATACCGGCACCGCGTATGCGCAGCACCGTGGTGTCGGCCGTCATGGACGTAACGCGGGAACTGGCTGCGTGGCAGGCAGGCAAGGAAGCCGCCGGCTACGCCACCCTGGCCGACGTGCCGGCGCAGATGATCGACGGCAGCACACGCCTCGTGCATCTGTTTCTGCGTGCGGTGGGCTGCGCCACCGCTGTCGAACTGCACGAACGCTACCGCTCCTATGACGCCACCGCACAGGGCAACCAGCGTGCGGAGGAACTGACCCCGACCATTGATGAGATCCGCCGCGATCTGCGCAACGCCATCTGCGACCTGCAGGGCTTGCCGCGCGTCACGGTGGAACTGATCTGATGCGCGTCGTCTCGATGCAGGGCGACACGCTTGATGCGCTCTGCCACCGGCACCTGGGCACCACCGCCGGCATGGTCGAGAAGGCGCACGCACTGAACTACGGCATCAGCCTTCATGGGCCAGTCCTGCCCATCGGCACTGTCGTGGAGCTACCCGATGTACCCGCACCGTCCACCGGCGCCGCTATGCGCCCCCTTGTTCAGCTATGGGATTGAAGATGACCGAACCAACCTCTACCGGCAGCATGGCAGCACTGGCAACGGGGGTCGGCCTCGCGTCGATTCTGCCGGGGATCCAAACTGATGCCTTCCTGGGTGCCTTCGCCGGCGCCACCCTGTTCGTCGTGTCGGCCAAGAACCTGCCGATCTGGAAGCGCCTGGTGTATCTGGCCATCAGCGTCGTGGCCGGCTACCTGGGCGGTACCGAGGTGATGCAGCGCTTTGGCGTGGTGTCCACCGGCCTTGCCGCGTTCATCTGCGCAGCGGTCATCGTCACCCTGACGCTGAGCCTGATCGAGCGCAGCCGCACGGCTGATGTGACCCGCCTGCCGCGTGGAGGCTCCGATGGCTGAGTTCCTGACCACCGCCACGCTGCTGTGCAGCCTGGCCATCTGCATCCGCCTACTGACCTACCGGCCGGCCCCTGGCGCCAACCACCGCCCCGCCATCGCCTGGTGCGCATGGCTGCTGATCGCCGCCACCGGCGGCCTGGCGCTGCAGATCATGCTGCAGGGCGCCCGTGCCCACGTCACCGTCTGGCAGCTGCTGCTACTGCTGGTCCTGCTGGTGGCCACCTATCGATCGCGCGGCAATGTCGCGCACCTGTTCGGGAGCAACTGACGTGCTGACCGCCCCACAACTGGCGCAGATCATGCAATGCCCGCTCCCCCGCGCTCAGCGCTGGGTGGCGCCGTTCAATGCGGCCATGAAGCGCTTCGGGATCAACACCCCCGTGCGCGCCGCGTACTTCCTCGCACAGGTCGGCCACGAAAGCCTGAGCCTGTCGCGCGTGGAGGAATCGCTCAGTTACAGCCGCGAGCGCCTGCTCGAAGTGTTCGGCAAGTACGTCAAAGGCCCCGAGGCTGCCGCGTTCGTCCACCAGCCGGCGAAGCTGGGCAACCGCGTCTATGCCAACCGCAACGGCAACGGCAATGAGGCCAGCGGCGACGGCTACGCCTATCGCGGGCGCGGCCCGATGATGCACACCGGCCGGGGCAACTATCGCCACATCGGCCAGCTGATCGGTCAGCCGCTGGAAGAATTGCCCGCCTTGCTGATCGAGCCGGAAATCGGCGCCATGGCAGCAGCCGCGTTCTGGCACGACAACCGCCTCAACGCCTACGCCGACCAGCGCGACGTGCTGAGCGTCAGCCGGGTGGTCAACCTGGGCAACGCCCGCAGTCGTGCCACACCGAACGGCATGGCCGACCGCACCGCACGCACCAACCGCGCCCTGGCTGCGCTGGGCGCACGCTGATGCTCTACCGCGCCCTTGCCATCGCGGCCCTGATCGCGGCCACGGCCGGCCTTTTCAGCTGCCAGCAGCAGCGGGTGAATAGCGCCACCAGCGCCCTGGAGCGCGCCAACGCCGCCCTAGCCAGCGCCAATGCCGAGAAGAAGGATCTGGCCGGCAAGCTGGAACTGGCACAGGGCACCACCCGCGTCGTGACCGAGTACGTGGACCGCGTACAGGTGGTGCGCGAGCGCGGCGACACCATCACCAAAGAGGTTCCCGTCTATGTCACTCCGACCGCTGATGCCGCTTGCGCTGTGCCTGTTGGCTTCGTGCACATCCACGACGCCGCTGCGGCAGGCGTCACCCCCACCGGAACTGCCGGCGATCCTGATGCGCCCGCTGCCGGCGTTACGCTCTCTGTCGTCGCCGAAACCACCGCAGCCAACTACGGCCAGTACCACGCCGCCGGCGAGCAAGTGACGGCGCTGCAGCAGCTGGTGATCCAGCTGCACACCGCCTTGGCCGAGTGCGCTCGGCGATGAAGAAGCCGCAACTGCTCCGCCAGCACCTGGTTGCGGCGATGCCGGCGCTCGCCGCCGATCCAGAACGCCTGCTCGTGTTCGTGGACGACGGCGGGCTGGTGGCCAGCTTCACGGCGGGCCTGTCCTTCCAGTACCGCTACACCCTCGAACTGATCCTGCGCGACTTCGCCGGAGCGCCCGAGGCCGTCATGGTGCCGCTGCTGCAGTGGCTGACGCGGCACCAGCCCGATCTGCTGGCCAACCCCGACAACCGCGAAAAGCTGGCCTTCGAGGTGGACGTGCTGAGCGATACCGTGGTCGATCTGGCCATCCGGTTGCCGCTGACCGAGCGCGTGCGCGTCGTGCAGGACGACGCTGGTGTGTTCCAGCTGCAGTACCTGCCCGAGCCGCGCGCCGAATGGGAACACCGGCATACGCTCGCTGGTGGCCCGCTGACGGCCGACGGTGAAGTCCTGGGCACCCTGCCGGCGATCACCGAATGACTGAGGATCTGCAGCGCCTTGAGGCATGGGTGGCGCCGCTGCTGCAGCAGCTGAAACCTGCCCAGCGCAGCCAGCTGGCCCGCAAGGTCGGCACCGCCGTGCGGCGCTCGCAGCAAAAGCGCATCGCAGGCCAGCAGAATCCCGATGGTTCCCCGTTCGCCGCGCGACGCAACGCACCGCCTCGCCGGGCCAAGGCCGGCCGCATCAAGCGCGGCGCAATGTTCGGCAAGATCCGGCAGGCCAAGCATCTGCGCGTGCGGGGCAGTGCCAGTGAGGCGGCAGTGGGCTTCGCCGGCCGCGTCTCTCGCATCGCCCGCATTCACCAAGAAGGCCGCACCGATTTCGTCAGCAAGGGCGGACCCCGCGTCACCTACGCGCGGCGCGTGCTGCTTGGCTTCACCACTGCCGACGAACAGCTGATACGCGAGCTGATCCTCGATCACCTGCACACGCTGTAGCGTAAGCGGCTGCGCTACACGCCGCATTCCACGGCCTCGCGCGCGCGCGATGGGAATCTGGACCGGACCCATCTGCCGGTGCATCCGTGTCCTCATTTACCGCCATCGAAGTCGATAAGCTGCCGGCGCCGGATATCTTCGAGCAGCGCACGTTCGAGGCCATCTTGGCCGAGCGCCTGGCCGAGTTCCGGCGCCTGTGTCCCGACTACACCGCCCTGGTCGAATCTGATCCGGTGATGAAGCTGCTGCAGGCCAGCGCCTACCGCGAGCTGGTACTGCGTGAGCAGTTCAACCAACGCGCACGCGGCCTGCTGCTGCCCTACTCCAACGGCGCCGATCTGGACAACCTCGCTGTGCCGTTCGGCGTCCAGCGCAAGCTGCTGACCCCGGCAGATCCCAAGACCAACACGCCCGCCGTATACGAGAACGACACCGCGTTTCGCCGCCGCATTCAGCTGGCACCGGAAAGCCTGTCGGTCGCCGGCCCCGAGGGGGCCTACATCTTCCACACGCTGTCGGCGCATTCCGACGTGCTCGATGCGAGCGTGGCCAGCCCGTCGCCGGGCAAGGTGGTGGTCACGGTGCTGTCGCGCCAAGGCAACGGCACGCCGTCGGCCGATCTGTTGAAGACCGTCGAGGCCGCGCTGCTCAACGACAACGTGCGCCCACTGACCGACTACGTGACCGTGGCCCCGGCCGTCGTGAAGCCCTTCGAGATCCGGGCGCGGCTGGTGACCTTCAACGGACCCGACAGCGCCCTGGTGCTGGCCGAGGCACGTCGCCGCGTGTCGCTGTTCCTGCAGCAGACCCAGCGCCTGGGCCGCGATGTGCCGCTGTCGGCGCTCTACTCCGCCCTACACGTCGATGGCGTCCACCGCGTGCAGCTGCAGATGCCCACGGCAGATATGCCGGTGGACGCGCAGTCGGCGCCGTACTGCACCAGCGTGGTGATTGAACACGGCGGCACCGATGCCTGACGCCACCACCCTACTGCCGCCCAACTCAACGCGGCTGGAGCGCGCGGTGGAGCGCGCTGACGCTCAGCTGTCGGCGGTGCCCATGGTTCACGACACGCTCTGGAACCCGTGGAACTGTCCGGCCGAGTTTCTGCCGTTCCTCGCGTGGAGCGTGTCCGTTGACACCTGGGACAGCAACTGGCCAGAGCGCATCAAGCGCGCACGCATCGCCAGTTCGTTCCAGATACAGCGCCACAAGGGCACCGCCAAGAGCATCGCCGATCTGATCGCCAGCTTTGGCGGTCAGATGCAGATCCGCGAATGGTGGCAGACCACACCACAGGGCGAGCCGCACACGTTCAACCTGTTCTTGACCATCAGCGGCGACGGCGGCCAGGAGTCGTCGGCCGAGTTCGTCCACCAGATCGTGGACGCGGTGAACCGCACCAAGCCCGTGCGCTCGCACTTCACTTTCACCCAAGGCATTCAGGCCGACAGCCAAGTCGCAACCGTCGCAGGTGCCCAAGCGGCGGTCTACCGCCGCCTGAAGATGACCGGAGATTGACCCCCATGCGCATGAAGATCACCAACGCCGGCCGCGCCAAGCTGGTCAACGGCACCAACACCGGCACCAACACGGTGCTGATTTCCCACATCGGCCTCACTGCTACTGCGTTCACGCCCACCGCTGCGATGACGCAGCTGCCGGGCGAGTTCAAGAGGATGACCAGCTTCGGCGGCGATGCAGTTGCGGCCGATACGATTCACGTCACCCTGCAGGACAGCGGAACCGACAAGTACCAGCTGCGCGGCTTCGGCCTGTATCTGGCCGACGGCACACTGTTTGCCGTCTATGGCCAGGCCGAGGCCATCATGGAGAAGGCGAACATTTCCACGCTGCTGCTTTCGGCCGACGTGGTGTTCGCCGATATCGACACGGCGCAGATCAAGTTCGGCAGCACGCAGTTCCTGAACCCGCCGGCTACGGAATCGGTCGCGGGCGTAGTCGAGTTGGCAGACGGCCCCGAGACCATCGCGGGCGCGGACGCGGTGCGCGCAGTGACCGCTCGCGGACTGAAAGCCGCCCTGGACGACCGCTTCGGCGCCAACGCACCGACGCCGTTCGTCAAGACGGTGCTGGCGCTGGCCACGGCCGCGGCTATCCGCGCCAGCCTCGAACTGAAAGGCGCCGCGCTGAAGGATATGGGCCACGGCAAGGGACTGGACGCCGACACGCTCGACGGCATGCACGCTGCCGACTTCCCGCAGGTCGGCGAGGTGCAGCCCTCGTACCTGATCCCACAGAACAACGCGCAAAAGCGCTGGATCAAGCTGGGCACACTGCCGTGGTCTTCGACCAATGCCAGTGTTCTGATGATCGAAATCACCAACGGCAGCATCGGTGGCCGCAGGTTCGTTACTGACTTCGTGTCTGCATCTGCGCGCGGGTACGGCACGGGGCTGACGGTACTAACACAGGCGCACGTGGATGCCATGGTCTACCAAGCACGGCTTGGTGCTACCGATGCCCTCAACAACCCTGCTCGGCTCGGACTGGTTCTGACACGCGATGCGGCGGGGGACTCCAGCGGCGTTGAGCTTTGGATGCTCCAGGGCGACTACAACCACGGCCACCGCGTTCGCCCGGTCAACATCACCAACACCACCTACCATGGTGTTGCCACCTTCCAGACCGTCGAACCGGCCGGGATCGTTTATGCAACGGTCGAGCCGGTAGCCACTGTCTCGGATCTGCGGCGCCTGGTGGATTCCACCGAGAACCGCTGGGGACGCCGCCAGACGTTCGCCCTGGGCGCATCGCTGGCTGACGATCAAACCCTCGACCTGGGGACCGCTGGCGGCGCGCTGCGCGGTAGTGCCGTTGGCAGCGTGGTGCTGTCTGCCGCCGCCAGTAGCGACGGTGGCTTCGTCTACCTGCGCCCCAACGGCAACACCAGCACGGCCGGCCAGCTGGTGGTCTACAAGAACGGCGTGGCGGAGATGGCGGGCGCGCGCATCGGAGCCGCCTCGGGTGACGGCAGCGTGCTGCTTGAGCTGTATTCCCAGCGCCCTTGGCAGTTCAAGCAGGGCGGGGTCGATGGCACCACGGGTCTCGAACTCCACGACGCCACCGGTGGTAAGGAATTCCGCCTGACCAACACGGCGAATCCCAACAAAATCATCTTCAACCCGACAGGCAGCTGGATCAACGCCGCTGACTTCCGGGGCAAGCTGACGGGCAACGCGGACACCGCTAGCAAACTGGCGGCGCCGCGCACGATCAACGGAACCGCATTCGACGGCTCCAACAACATCGTGACCACGGCATGGGGGGCTTCCCGCAAGGTGACCATCGGCAACACCGCCAAGGATGTGAACGGTGGCGTGAACTTTGGGTGGACTCTGAGCGAGATCGGCGCAGCTTCCGCTGAGGACGTGGCTGCGCGCGTGGCCTATCTCACCCCGACCAGCAATGACGACAGCTGGGTGGACACGTGGAACGTCCTGCGCATCAACCGGCAGGGCAACCCCTCGCCTACCACCATGCCGGCGCAGTACACCATTGCCTGGTCGCTACCCAGCTACGACAACTCCCGTGGCCTTGCCCTCGCCGCCGACTACGGTGGTGGCAACCGGTTCTGGATGCGATCCCGCCGCGACACCGCGCCTGCCGACCAGCGCTGGAAGGCGTGGGCGGAATTGTGGACCGATGCGAACTTTAATCCTGGCGACAAGCTGGATCGCGCTGGCGGCACCGTCACCGGTGCCCTGGTCGTCAACCAAGGCGTGACGCTGCGGTCCACGATTGGCCTTGACTACATCGGAGCTAAGTCCCGGCTGATGATCCGCGATTTCGACGCGAGCGCCGGAGTCACCATCGACGCGGTAACACTGGCCAACACTGCCTATGCCCCGCTCTACCTGGGCGGCACTGATCTGCGATTCAACGGCCAGTCTGTGTGGCATGGCGGGAACTTTGCGCCCAGCACCAAGGCCAACCGCATCCCCGGTCAGGTCATCATGTTCGCCGGCAAGAGTGCCCCCGCTGGCACGTTGCTGTGCAACGGCGCTGCCGTGTCCCGAACCACCTACGCGGATCTGTTCGCTGCCATTGGCACGCTCTACGGCGCCGGCGACGGCAAGACCACGTTCAACCTACCGGCTATGGGTGATGGCACCGTCGTAACCCATACCAACAGCGCTGATGCCGTTGGCGGCTTCACCGCCGGTGAGGTGATCCGCCACGCCCACACCGCCAGTTCGGCTAGTGCCGGCAGCCACAGTCACACGATCAACGTTGGTGCTGGCGGCGCGCACTCGCACGGCGCAAGTGCAAGCGGTGTGGGCGATCACGCTCACAACGCATGGACTGACTCGCAGGGCCACCATGCGCATACCGGCGGTACGTCTGCGGTAGGCGATCACCAGCATCTGACCGCCTTCGCCGAAGCTGGCGTCGCTTACCCGTGGGGCGCTGACTACGGCCAGCACGCCGGCTCGCGCGGCAATGTCGATTACGACAACCCTTGGCCGAACACCAGCCCGGCCGGTGGCCACTCCCACAGCTTCACCACGGATGGCGCAGGTGGCCACGCCCACAACATCGGCATGAATGGCGCCGGCGCTCACTCGCATGATATTTCCATCGCGCAGGTTGGTGACCACGGCCACAGCGCTACAGCGACGGAGGGCGGCGCACACACCCACGGAGTCACGGTGGCCAACACCGGCGGCGACCGCAACCTGCCTGCCGGTCTGCGAATGATCTACTGCATCACCTACTGAGGAACGGAGCATGTCCAACGAACCCCGCTTTGCCCACGCCTTCGATCCGAACACCCGCGCATACATGGGGCCGGTGCGGCTGCAGCCCTCCCCAGACGGTGCCTGGTATCTCCCGGATCACACCGTTGACGTGGCCCCCAAGCGAACTGCTGGCGAGTTCCAGGCACTGTGCCTTTCTGAGGACGGAAAGCGCTGGGATGTAGTGGTCGACTACCGCAATCGGATGCTGTGGGATACGCGCAATGCAATGCCAGTCCCCAACCGCCTCGCGCTCGGCGAGAAGCTGCCCAAGGGCGTGACGCTGGCTGAGCCGTTCCGACTGGATGGCACCACCCCTCAGTGCAACGCGTGGGACGATGGCCAGGGCCTTTGGGTGCTGCAGCCGGACTACAGCGGCCGACCGCTCTGGAACAAGGCAGACGGCACGTTCGCCGCGCCGGTGCCGCGTGGCCAGTCGCTGCCGCCATCGGTCACCGACCACGCGCCCCCGTCCAGCCGCAGCGTGCCAGTCACCTATGACGATACGTCGGAGATGTGGGTAGACGCAGTGCCGACTGAACCGGAGGATGCGCCGCCGGCGAATCTGAGCTGACGCGGCGATGATCGCAGCGGCGCGGCACGCGCGCCCGCCGCTGTAACGGCTCTATCTACCTACCGCGCTACGTGCGCGCGCGAAGGGACGCCGAGAACATGGGGGCATGGATAGCGCGCTGCCCCAACAGATCAACAACCTGCTCCGCGACGGCGTGGTGACCGAGGTCGATCACGCCCGGCACATGTGCCGCGTGCAGACGGGCGAAGCGCACACCGACTTCCTCCCTTGGTTCAGTGCCGCCGCCGGCGAGCTGCGCACCTGGTCGCCGCCGAGCAGCGGCGAGCAGGTTGCACTGCTGTGTTGCGATGGCGACCTGGCCAACGCGATTGTGCTGCGCGGGCTGTACTGCGAGCAGTACCCGGCACCGTCGGCCAACCCGAACCTGACGCTGATCCAGTTCAAGGATGGCGCTGTGGTCAGCTACGACCATGATGCGCACGCGCTGGCGGCTGTCCTGCCCGCAGGCGGAACCGTGGCCATCACCGCCGACGGCGGAACCACGATCACCGGGCCGGTCACCATCAAGGGCGCCACCAGCATCGAAGGCACGGTGACGATCACCGGCAAGGCGGAGGTATCCGACGACGTGGTGGCCACCGGCATCAGCCTGACCAAGCACAAGCACGCCGGTGTTCAACCGGGCAGCGGCACCAGCGGGGCGCCGGCATGATCGGAATGGACGGCCGCACAGGCATGTTCAGCGACGACCTGGCGCACCTGCGGCAGTCCATCGCCGACATTCTGACCACCCCCATCGGCTCACGCGTGCAGCGCCGTGAGTACGGCTCGCTACTGCCCGAGCTGATCGACCAGCCGTTCAACGACGAAACCCGGCTGCGCCTGTTCGGCGCCACGGCCACCGCGCTGATGCGCTGGGAGCCGCGCATCAGCCTTTCCCGCATCGACCTGGCGCATGGCGACGTGGCCGGTTCGTTCGTCCTCGACCTGCAGGGCCAGCTGGCCACACCGAGCGGCGCATCACGCAACACCCGTCTATCCGTACCACTCCGCTTTCACACCCCCTAACCGAAGGAGAAGCCCATGGCCGCCAGCGGCTACCACCACGGCGTTCGCGTCATCGAAATCAACGGCGGCATCCGACCGATCCGCACCGTATCCACCGCCGTGATCGGCATCGTCTGCACGGGCGAAGACGCCGACAAGGACGCCTTCCCGCTGGATCGCCCCGTGCTGATTACCGACGTGCTGAGCGCGGTCGGCAAGGCCGGTAACACCGGCACGCTGCGGGCCACGCTGCAGGGCATCGCCGACCAGGGCAATCCCATCGTGGTTGTCGTGCGCGTGGAAAGCGCCAGCAACGATTCCGACACGACGGCAAAGGTCATCGGCGGCGCCAATGGCGGCAGCTACACCGGGCTGCACGCTCTGCTGGTCGCGCAGGCGCAGTTGGGCGTTCGCCCGCGCATCCTGGGCGCACCGGGACTGGACACCCAGCCGGTGACCGCCGCCATGATCCCCGTTGCCAAGAAGCTGCGCGCGATGATCTACGCCAGCTGCGCCGCCAGCGCCACGGTGTCGGAAGCCATCGCCTACCGCGAGCAGTTCGCGGCCCGCGAGCTGATGCTGATCTACCCCGACTTCATGGCGTTCAACACCGCCACCGCTTCGACCGGCATGGCCTACGCCGTAGCCCGTGCGCTGGGCGTGCGCGCCATGACCGACCAGCAGCAGGGCTGGCACAAGTCGATCTCCAATGTGCCTGTGGCAGGCGTTACCGGCATCAGCCGCGACGTGCATTGGGATCTGCAGGACCCCAACACCGACGCGGGTCTGCTCAATGCCGGCGACGTGACCACCCTCATCAACTCCAACGGCTACAAGTTCTGGGGTTCGCGCACCTGCAGCGCTGACCCGTTGTTCCAGTTCGAGACGGCCACCCGCACGGCACAGATCCTCGCTGACACCATCGCCGAGGCGCAGGAAATCTACATCGACAAGCCGCTGCACCCGACGCTGGTCCGCGATCTGCTGGAGAGCATCAATGCCAAGTTCCGCGAGCTGGTCTATGCCGGCTACGTGATCGGCGCCAGTGCCTGGTACGACGCCGGCGCCAATGCGCCGCAGTCGCTGGCCAGCGGTCAGCTGGTGATCGACTACGACTACACCCCGGTACCGCCGCTGGAAAGCCTGCAGCTGAATCAGCGCATCACCGACCGCTTCTTCGCCGATTTCCCGGCCCGCATCAGCGGCTAAGGCCGCATAAGGAACCTCTGCCATGGCTCTGCCCAGCAAGCTGAAAAACCTCAACCTGTTCAACGACGGCCTGAGCTACATCGGCCAAGTCACCGAGTTCAAGCTGCCCACCCTGACCCGCAAGATGGAGGAATACCGCGCCGGCGGCATGCTCGGCCCCATCGACATCGACCTGGGCCAGGAGAAGATCGAGGCCGAATGGAAATGCGGCGGCCTGATGCTCGATGTGCTGCGCCAGTACGGCACCGTTTCCCACAACGCGGTGCAGCTGCGTTTCGCCGGCGGCTACCAGCGTGAAGACAGCGGCGAGGTCGATGCGGTCGAGATCGTCATCCGCGGCCGCCACACCGAGATCGACGCCGGCACCGGCAAGGTCGGCGACGACACCGAGTTCAGCGTCAAGACCTCGGCCAGCTACTACAAGCTGAGCGTCAACGGCCGCACTGAAATCGAAATCGACCTGGTCGGCATGGTCTTCATGGTCAACGGCGTTGACCGCCAGTCCGCCCTGCGCCGCGCCATCGGCGCCTGATCCCGTCCCACTGCCCGGCCGCTACAGCGGCTGGGCCATTCCTGAGAGATATGACGATGACCCGCAAGACCAACAATGACACCGACACCGCCGCCGACGGCGAAGCTACCGGCACCAACGTGATCGTGCTGGAAACCCCTATCGAACGCGGCGAGCAGGTGATCCGCTCGGTTCGCCTGCGCAAGCCGACCGCCGGCGATCTGCGCGGCATCAAGCTGTTTGACCTGGCGCAGATGGACGTGACCGCGCTGACCACGGTCCTGCCGCGCATCAGCCAGCCGATCCTGACCACCGCCGACGCCGGCAAGCTGGAACCGGCCGACCTGATCGAGATCGCCCGTGTCATCGGTGATTTTTTCGTGCCGAAGTCGGAGAGGGAGTCCCTGCCTGCGTAGAGGATCTGATGGCCGATATCGCGGTGATCTTCTCCTTCACCCTCACCGAGCTATCGGCCCTCTCCCTGTCTGAACTCATCCAGTGGCGCCAGCGCGCCTATGAACGAAGTGGAGCACAGCAGTGATACAGTCCGCCTATGGACACCATCCTTTTCCTCGCCCTCGCGGCGTTCCTGCTGTGTGCAGTTGGCGCTCTGCTGGTGTGGGCGTTCAGCGCTGCGTGCCGCTTCCTGGCCGCGCTGGTAGCCGATCCCACGGACACCACGGCGCCGTAGTACGCGCATCGGTTGTCGTCGCATGAGCGGCGGCAACCTTCGCCTGCAGGTGGTGCTGGAAGCGCTCGACCGCGCCAGCGCCCCGTTCAAGAAGGTCATGGCCGGCAGCAAGGGCCTGTCCACCGCTCTGCAGGAACAGCAGGCCAACCTTCGCCGCCTCAATGCGGCCCAGCGCGACGTTTCCGCCTTTCGCCAGCAGCAGCAGGCGGTGCGCGCCACCGAACAGAGCCACCTGGCCGCGCAGCAGCGCGTCGCCGCGCTGGCCCGCCAGATCAAAGAGGCCGGCACGCCTACCCGCAGGCTGAGCCGTGAGTTCGCAAAGGCCAAGGCTGCCGCCGGTCAACTCAAGGGCCAGCACCTACAGCAGTCGGTAGAGCTGCAGCGCCTGCGCGGCAGTCTGGACCGTGCCGGCATCAGCACGCGGCAGCTGGGGACACATGAGCGCAAGCTGCGCGGCGAGATTGCCGCCGCCTCTGCGCAGATGGATGCCCAGCGCACGCGCCTGGCCGCGCTCGATGCTGCGCAGGCCCGTAGCCGCAAGATCCACAGCGCCGGCATGAACGCTGCTGCCCATGGCACCGGCGTGGCGCTGGCCGCGTTCGGCGCGCTGCGTGCGCAGACGCTGCCAATCGCGCAGGCCATGAGCTTTGAGTCGGCCATGGCCGACGTGAAGAAGGTGGTGGACTTCGACACGCCGGACGGCTTCGAGAAGATGGGCCGGGACATTGAGGAACTGTCGCGGCGCCTGCCCATGGTGCCCACCGATATCGCCAAGATCGTCGCGGCCGCTGGCCAGGCCGGCATCGCCAGCAACGAACTGACCCGTTTCGCCGAGGACGCGGCGAAGATGGGTGTGGCCTTCGACACCACGGCCGAGGACGCCGGCCAGACGATGGCCACATGGCGTACCGCGTTCCGCATGGGTCAGGACGACGTTGTCGTGCTGGCCGACAAGATCAACTACCTGGGCAACACCGGGCCGGCCAGCGTCCAGAAAATCAGCGAGGTGGTGAACCGGATCGGCGCGCTGGGCGAGGTCGCTGGCCTCGGCAGCGGCCCTCTGGCGGCGCTGGGCGCCACTGTCGCCGGCATGGGCATCGAGTCCGAAGTATCGGCCACCGGCATCAAGAACATGCTGCTCACGCTGTCGTCGGGCGATGCGGCCACGAAACGGCAGGTGGAGTCGTTCGAGAAGCTGGGGCTGAAAGCGGGTGATCTGGCGCAGGCAATGCAGAAGGATGCCGGCGGCGCCATCCTCGACGTGCTGGAAAAGCTGAAGAAGCTGCCCAAGGCCGAGCAGGCGGCGACGATGACGCAGCTGTTTGGCCGCGAGTCGATCGGTGCGATCGCGCCGCTGCTGACCAACCTCGATCTGCTGAAAGAGAACTTCGGCAAGGTCACCGACGCGCAGAAGTACGGCGGTTCGATGAACGCCGAATACGCCGCGCGTGTGGGCACGGCCGAGAACGGTCTGACGCTGCTCAAGAACAGCGCTACCGTGCTTTCCCAGCGCCTGGGCAAGACCCTGCTGCCGACGGTCAAAGAACTGGCCGCGCGCGTGGCCAAGGTCGCCGACCGGATGGCCGAATGGGTCACGAAGAACCCGCAGCTGGTGGCCACCATCGCCAAGCTGGCCATCGGCGGTACCGCCCTGGCCACCGCACTCGGCGGTCTGCTGGTGGCCGGTGGCGTCGGTGCCATGGCGCTGACGCAGATCCACAAGGGCGTGATGCTGCTCAGCGGCGGCGGCGGCATCGGCCGGCTGATCGGCCAGGTGCTGTCGCTGGGTGGCCGGGCGTTCCCGATGCTGCTCAATGTCGGCCGCATGCTGCTGCCGCTGCTGGGTGGTATCAGCCTGCCGGTGCTGGCCATCGGCGCCGCCGTGGCCGTTGTTGCCGCGCTGGTCTGGAAATACTGGGAGCCGATCAAGGCTTTCATGATCGGCGTGTGGCAGGGCGTGCTGGATGTGGTCAACCCGATCATGGCCGAGCTGATGACCGCGCTGGAGCCGCTGGGGCCGGTGTGGGCGCAGGTGTCCGATGCCATGGGCAAAGCCTGGGCGTGGGTGCAGAAGCTGTTCACTCCCTTCAAGGCCACCAGCGAGCAGCTGCAGGGCGCCACAACCGCCGGCCGTGGATTCGGCCAGGTGCTGGGTCAGGTGCTGACCGTCAACCTGCGCATGGCGGTCGCCGCCATCGGTTGGCTGGTGAAGGCGTTCACCTTCATGCTGCCGATCATCAAGAACGCCGTGGGCGGCGCGTGGACCTACCTGCAGGGTGCGTGGCAGCTGATCGTCGGCCTGTTCACCCTCAACGGTGACAAGATCCGGTCGGGCCTGTCCGCCATGTGGGCCGGTGCCAATCAGATCCTGCTCGGCTGGCCCGCGAAGATGATGCAGGCCGGCATCGATATGGTGCAGGGGCTGGTCAACGGCATCGTGTCCAAGGGCAGCGCCGCGATGGATGCCGTGGCCGGTATCGCCTCGGGCGTGATGGACCGCTTCAAGGGGCTGCTGGGCATCCACAGCCCGTCGCGTGTGTTCGCGCAGTTCGGTGACTTCACCATGCAGGGGCTGGCCGGCGGCATCGACCGCAGCCAGGGCGAGCCGCTGCAGCAGGTGACCAGCGTCGGCGACCGCATCACGCAGGCCGGCGCCGGTATGGGCGAGCGCATGCAGCAGGCAGGCGTCGGGGGCGCCGGTGCTTCGGCC